ACCGGGCCATTAATTGTGTTAACCGCAGTACAGATAAACAAGTTCAAGCCTGTTGCCCATTCAGCAGATACCCAATCTTCATGCGCAAAAGTATAGCTGCGTTCTGTCCAATTAACACCACCATCATCAGAGGTATAAACACGATTGCCACCGGGGGAAGTTTCATTACCGACTGCAACCAATCGTCCATTTGGTGCACTGCCAACTGTTGGAGAATGTGCAACACTACGAATATCGACATTAGGTGTTGTTCTTGCAGTCCAGCTTGTACCATTAGCTGATGTCATTACACGTTGCGTTGTGCCTGAGATTGCAACAGCAACAAATACATCTGGGCCATCAGCATAGATTACTTCTGCCCATTGCTGATCGAGAGGCATTGTACGTTCTGTCCAGTTGATACCATCTGGACTTGTAATAATTCCATTTTCACTTGTGCCACCAACAGCACAGAATAGCTCAAGGTCTTCTGACCACGCGACAGACAAGAACCCAGCATCAATTGGAGTTTCTTGCAGCTTCCAATTGTCAAGAATTGTATCATCACTTGATGTTTTTAGCTGATGGAGATTAACAATTTCACTTACAGCACCACCAGATATTGTTACTGCACCATTAGCAAAAAACTTACCTGTGGTAGTGCCAGTTAGTTTATAAGTTCCCTTTGGCACAAAAACAGCAAGTGGATCAGATGCAGCCCAAGCATTAGCAAATGCAGCAGCATCATCAGTTACACCATCACCAGCCGCACCAAAGTCTTTGACCGATATAAAGTCTTTTAACCTAGAACTAAGCGTGCGATCTTGCGCTCCTGTTCCACCTTGATTGTATATTACAATATCAGGATCAGCCGTTAATGACTCGACAGCCTCGCCCATCATAAACTCAATCGCGGCATTTAGCGGTGGAGCCTCTGAGAATGTAAGCGTAGAGCCGGTGAGAGCGAACGTTGCTTTGTTCTGATACACTCCATCTATATAAACTTGGATGTTTGTTTTAGAGCCAGGAGAAGATGTTAATGCAAAAGCAGTCTTAGATCCCGTGCCTGTAGCCGTGTTAATGATATAGTTCCCACCAAGCACTGCGTTTGTGAAAAAGTCAGTGGCGTTAGCAGCCGTTACATTGCCTTCTGTGTCAAACTGTACGATCTTATCAGCGCGGTCAGTCGCGGACGGCAATATGTTATTGATGCCTGCGCCCACGTCACCTTGCGGGAATTGGATTGCTATGTTGTTGTTTGAGACTTCCTGCTGCACAAGCATCGTAAGCTTATCCAAAGCATCCTCGTGGGCCTCTGCGGGGAAAGGATCATTTGGTACATAGTTTGTTTCTTGCGTGACCGGCAACACGCGACGGATAAGTACCGTGTTACCGCTAGCAGGAGCCGTCGTAAACACTACGTTGCCGCCGCCATCAGCACCTGCGCCAGTGACTGTGTAGTCTGCATCCAGCGTCTGGGCTGTCTCAACCCCGCTTGTATCGTTAACTAATGCGACAGTAAGGTTGCTGTCTTTAAAGATCTTAAACGAATACGCAAAGCTAGTCGTGCTGCCGTCGCCAGCGTAACTGTTAAAGCTTATGGCTGTTGATACTGTCATCGGACTATTTCACCCTGTTCCTGTAGGCGCTGGCTGTCTTCGTAAGCTTGCGCCAAGTTAGCATACTCTGGCTTCTCTAGCAAAATTTTAAAACCTTTATCTAGATATTCTTTGTTTAAGTCCTGCAACAAGCCTATGCGGTCTTTATCTAAAGCATTGTCGTAAGCCCTAGCAGCGCTGCCGATTGTCGTTGTGGTCATCGCTTCTAATGCTTCGCGAAACGTTAAATCGCCCAAGCGAGGCCGTCTGCGCGTTACTTCATTTTTACTAATGTTTATCCAATCAGACATTTGACCGTAACTTAACTTAAACCCAGCTTTTGATTTAGGATTTGTTAAAGGCCAGTTCCCAGTCACAGAGGTTAAACGCATGAGCTCTGCTTGGTACTCAGGCACCTTTTCGCCTTCGCGTATTCTAATGCCACTTAGGTTGTTAAAAATAGCTAAGCCTGGCTTTGTTGCAAGGCTAACGTCATTGGCCCCGATCTGGTTTCCAAGGGTATCAAAGACAGGTGCGTTACGATCACTCTCATCGCGGAACATACTGTCTTTAGATTGGTAAGCATCCAGGGATTTAAAAATACCCATAATCTGACTACCAAAATCATTTTTGACCATGCCTACCATTCTATAGTCTGGGGTGCCGTCAGCTTTAGCATATCTGAACGTGCCGTCTTCATTCTTCTGCAAAACATCTTGCTCTGTATAGAACGTAACGTCTTTGCGCGGCCTGATTGCGGACGGGTCTACCATGCGCCCGGCTGCGCGCTGCAACGAGCTAACAGGACTTGGAATACCAACAATAGTAGCAGCCTCTGCTGGGCTCCTAGCAAGACGAGTAGGATCTCCATACTCCAAGGCCATAGTAACATCAGACAAGCCTTGAAGCATGGGCAACTGCTTGTAATACTCAAGGACAGAGGCAAGCGCAGCAGCAGGAAGGTTGCCGCGCATCTCTGGGTCTCTTGTCTTATTCATTCGCTGCACAACATCAGCGGTTAATGCAATGATACCGCCGACAGGCTCGTAGCCAGAATAGCTTACATAAGTGAGCGGCCCGTTTGGCGCCCCAAAAACATCATACAGCGGCATCTCATTGCCATCACGATCTTTAGGCCAATCATCCCCTCGAAACACTAGGCTGTAAGGTTGCCAGCCTGGCGGCAAGGCTTCGCGTAACTTAGGGTCAGACGGCATAGCGCCAGTAATTTGGCCCTTCACTGCATAGTCAGCGACTACAGCCATAGTAGCGCCGCCAAGAGTTAGCCGCCCCATAGTCATCTGTTGCGCTCGCGCGCCATTCCTACCGGCAAGATCTGCATAAACTTTAGGGTTAAGCCCCATAAACTCTGTTGTGCGCAGGAATGCGTTTGTTGGCGCAGTGGCAAAAGGTAGTATCATCCTGCCTACAGGAATGCCACCTAAGGCTCCGCGTATGGAGCCTCCTGAGAGGCTCCCTATATCAAACCGCTGTACCATTCCAGTAAACTTGCCAAACTGACCTAAGTCACTTTGCAACGTTGCAGCTTTTGCGTTGTAGTCTAATTCTTCAGCAACATACTGGGGATCTAAAAGAAGCATACCTGCTTCATCTTGGGCCTCTTCTACAGTTTTGCCGTCGCGCAGCGCCTTTTTGTACTGCCGATTTGCTTGAACGTATAATTCACCGCGCTGCGCAATTGTTTTGTAAAACTCATCTGATGCGAGTAGCAACCTAAACGGTATGCGAATGCGCTTACCTAGCCCAGTTATTGCTTTAGCCAACGTACTGTCGCTTTCACCTGCTATGGACGTGTATTGTTCAACGTCAAGTTTACTAGCCTCACTAGAAGGTACTTCCATTTTCCATGCGATAGAGCCAGATTTCAAAGCATCCTTGTAGCTGTCCATCCAACCCTTAAAACGTATCAGGGCATCATCAACGTAAACTTGCTCATCACTAATTGGCATGCGACCAATCATTTGACCTTTTCGTATAAGGGCGCCGTACATGCCGCCTATCATTTCGGCAGGCAATTGATACGCCATAAAGGCGCCAGTGCCGACAATGTTTTTAACTTGTGTGGCAGGGTTGCTAAGAAGACCAGCTAGGTAAGCTTCAGAAATCATCTGCCTTGTTTTAGCTCTCCAACCGCCGCGCGCAAATTCATTAGCACCCTTCATGCCGTTTTCTTTAGCACTTTGCAAAAATCTTTCAGCCATGTCATCAACAAGCGCAACACCACCACTTTCCTGCAGCAATCGTTTTGCCTCTTGTGCCTGGCGCACTGCACTCTCTTCACCGCCAACCTTGATTTGGAATGATTGCAGTGCGCGCGCTGCCTCTGTCTGGGCGCCCTTCACTTGCAACTGTATGCCGGCATGTATTGACAATTGCCTGCGGAATGCCAGCCTGTCTACATCAGACCCAACGCCTGATTTGATTTTAGTTGCCAACCCCTCAAGCTTTTCAGCACTGCGCACCAGTAGCTCACGAGCTGCAACCATTTCCTCTGCGTTAAGAGAACCGTCACCGATTTTTCTTTTAAGTAATCTTTTGGTAAAACCAGTTTCATCCGCTAACGTTTCAGCCGCATTGTTAACTGTAACGTCATTAGGAATGTAACCGCGTTTGCGCGCTACTGTCTCATCCTTGTAAATCTCAGACAGCGCTGTAATTGTAGCTTTTACGTCGTCGCTGCCTTCAATGTAATCAAAGTTAAAATCGCCGCCATCCTTTAGGCTCTTAATGCCAGCCTCGCGCGTTGTTAGCATGGCCTCTAGCTGGTCTGTTACTTCCTCACTTGCAACGGCTGTCTCTGGCTTTCGTCCCTGCAGATCCGCTTGCAAAGATTTCTTTGCCATGTCGTTAACGTCAACGGCTAAAGCTTCAGTCTCAACAGCCTGCTGATTAATAGCTTCTTGCGCGTCAGTTAAAATTGATGGCGTTTCTTCTGGCCTTGCTTGGAAGCCGCGACGCTCAAACTCTTCAACGCCTTCTGGGCTAAGAACTTGTGGCGCTAATCTTTGTTTTGTTGCCCTTTGAGAATACTGACTAGGGGTAGGAACTAAACCCCGCTCTATTGGCGTAGGCACGCGCTGTGGCACAACACGATCCGTAGTAGCCTCAGGCTGGACAGGAACGCTAGGGCTCTTGCCTAATCTGTTTAGAACCTCCATCAATCCCTTGGTGCCAAGACCTGCAACCTGCACGCCTTCGCGCTCTGGCCCTACAGCAAATTCAGTCGGAGCACCCGCCACTTCGATGCGCTGCCGTTGTTCTTGCTCTTCAGCCAGTTGTGCTGGATTTATTGCCATATTACCTCACAAACGTAAAAGGGCGCATAAGCGCCCCATTATATCGTCCTTGTATCAGATTTAAGTCAACTGAGAAAGTTATTTATTTGTTTGAAATTGAACAGGCATTTCTACCTCAACTTCAGCCTCAATTGTTTCCGGAGGTTCACCCATGTAAGCAAGATCAATATATTGCTCGCGCGTCATAGGCATATTAAATGCTTTCATCATTGCAATAACTGTATCATCACTCCCAGGTTGGGGGGTTGATGCCATCGGCTCTTTCATCAACTAGTCTCCTTGTTTCATCAAGCTCAATTTCGCCGTTCTTGTATCTTTGCCATATAGCGTCAACTTCCGCAACATTTTTTGAGTTTGCTTTAAATGTATCGGTGAACAGTCCGCGCACGGCTTCCCATGTAATTGATTGCATTTGTCTTGGCTGGATGCCGCGTTCTGCTGCGGCTCGGCGGTACGCTTCAGCATAGAGCCCGTAGTTGCCAGACACGCCAGTCTTAGCCGACCCTTTAGTTGTACCCCTGCCTTTAACGCTCATGTTTTTAAAGTTATGGTCAACCTCTAGAGCATTGCCAGACAGTGGACGCAGAAGGCCTGCCGCAACGGCGTGCGTGTCAATTGTTACATCACCCAATGGAGAGTTGGGATCATAGATGTTGTTGTAGAAGTTACGCACCTTATGGCGCTCGCCCATCAATGGGGAGATAATATTAACATCTCCGTTAGCCTCAATAGCTGCAACAGCTTTGCCTATTTCATTTAAGCTACCCCACGCAGCCTTTTTGGGGTTGCCGGATTTTGTGCGCGCTAAGTCTAGGAAGTCACCTTCTGGGCCTACAATCGGATAGTCTGGCTTATTGTACGTTTGATCATACAAGCGCACAAACATTGCCTTCAACCCGTTTTCAACTTTTGGATCTGGATGGGAAATTTCGGCGTATGTTTTGCCATCTAAGAACTTGCGCATTTCTTGATACGCTGGCTTGTTTAACGAAGGCAGGCCTTCAAACGTAGCCAACATCTCTGGTGAAAAAGTAAAATCTCTTTGTTTTACTAGAACATCTAGTGTGCGCCTTGCCAAGCTTACATTCTGATACCAATCCTTTTGCGGAGATAGCGCTGCCAATGCGCCTGCAATAGATGTATCAGGCACGCCATATTCTTTCTGCCAGCGGTCAGTGATAGCTCGCGCCCCGTCATACCACTTCTGCGACCTTACCCGCGTACCTTCTGGAACCTTGTCGTGCAAGTAAAGCAGGTTGTCTTTTACATGAGTAATAAATTGCTCTGATGTTTCATCGACTGTAGCGTTCGGAGCAACACGCATGTTCGGGTAATCTTTAGTGATGTTAACATTAAACTCATAAAGCTTGGGGTCTGCCTTCATTTCTTCTAGACCAACAACCAAATCACCAGTTAAGGGATCTTCTGTTGCAGCTTTAGCCGTAGGCAATCGCGTTGATATACGGCCTGGTAAACCTGCGCTAGATACTTTTTTAACTTTTACACCGGCAGGGCCAAGTTTTAACGGGGTTACTTCAAACCCCGCCCCTAAAGTTTGCGTAATATATTCTTGCAACTCTGTTTGAGTAAATCCCTTTTGATATGTTCCTATTGAAGTAACTTGAGACATAGGTTCCGGGCCTGGTGTACCTTTTGCAGTCATAACGTCTCGACCGCGAGTTGTAATAAGAGCTACACCGCCATCCTCCAAAACCCGCCCAATGTCTAAAACAATTTCATCTCTCATTTTGCGAGGGACTACATTTAACACGTTGAAGTTAGTAACCCTGGAATAAGAGCTATCAGGTATTTCAGAGGCGTTTATAAACGTCGGATCAAAGCCTTCTTTAGGAAAAGGCTCGTAGGTGTCATAGCCGAGTTTTTTCTGAGATAAGCCTAATCCGGCTCCAAAGTCTAAAGTTTGCTTGCCTGGGGCTATATCATCCAAAATTTTGTCTGCTTTTTCATAAGTAGGCAGCGTTCCTGCAATTTGTGTTTTTTGGGAATTTGATGCGGGAGGTAAATCTATTTCTGGGGCATCTGCCGCACGTCCTGCAGCGGAGACCAATGGGTCTGTTACTGCCGTAGGGTCAACCCCAGAAAATAGTGTAGTGCCACCCGCTCGGTCTGCCATTCGTGCATCAGCCTGCTTGCCTAGATCAATCAAAGCAGAGCGCATTCCAGGTATTTGCTGTTTAATAGCTTTAGCCCCTGCTTTAGTTAGCGGGTATGCCTCGGCTGCTGACAATGCTAAAAACAAAAGTCCAAAACCAATTCCGAATTTGTCACCTGTATTAAGACTGCGTTTTAACTGATCGACAACCTCTTCGACGCCCATTGCAAATCCAATTGGCGTAAAATCTGCAACAGCAATGCCACTATCAAAAATTCCTGTTCCACCACTTGTGTCAACTTGACCTATAAAAAAATCGGCAATTTGATCTGCTTGCTGCTGTGGCACGCCAATTGCTCTCATTAGGTCTACTGTGTCTCTGTTCCAGTCATCACGCATAAACATGCGATAAGGCTCAACAATATCCGACCCTTCACGCCCTAACCGCCGCACCTCGCTTTCTGTCAGTGGCTTTGTTCTGCCTGATTTTTCTACTGGCGTACTAATAACACCAGCCTGTTCAATCTCTTCAGCGCTGTACCCAGCGGCCTCAAGATCTAAAGCGTCAAACCCACCAGACCCAATGGTGCTAAGACTTTTCGCGTAGCCTTGGAGCTCAGTTATTCGATCAACAGGCTCTTCGCCAAGCTTTACATAACCACCCAATGACATTGGCACGACAATGTCGTTACGCCCATTTAGCGGGTTGTAGACTGACATCTTATCCTTTGTCATATCGAGAGGTGGTGGATTGCCTGCAATCAGAGTTGCCTCATTGTACTTGTCAATCTCTTCGTCGGTATCAATCGCTATGAGGTCAGCCATTAGTTAAGAACTCCTTCGTTAATATACTCCCGCATCAAAGTCTTTTTTATTCTGGAGTAAGTTGTTCTTTGCTGGCTTTGATCTGTTGTTGCCCACCAATCGTCCAAAGACCCGATTGGATCTTTAGGGTCTAAAACCAAGGAGTTTCCTGATTGTTTTGTATTTACATTATCAATGTATTCTAGGTAATCTGCGCGCAATTCTATTGCAAAAATTTCTTGCTGTTCATCAAGAAGCGCTTTCCCTAAAGTGTTTATTTCACTCGGTGACATTGGCCCTTCGTCACTAAACCTTCTTGCTATTATCTTTTCTTCAAGCGATCGGACTACAGAAAAGTATGCTGCCCTAGATGACCGAGCCTCATCCGTGTCCAAAGCCGTAAGCTCACTGTACCGAAACTGAGCTCTGGCAAGGGTTTTAAATTCACTTTTAAACTGTTCTTCCTTAGACCCAATTTCGTCATAAAAAAACTTTATATCAGATTTTGTTAATAAAGACTTGGAGGCATCAACATCTGCTGTTGTTAAATCGCCTTTTTCTTTCAAACGGAAAAGATTGTCGTAGACAGTCCTACTGCTGTTCTTAGCGTAGCTTCCAGCGAATAGATCATCTTCAGTTTTATCAAACGTTTTCTGCATGGCAGGCGTAACGGCGTTTAAACTGTACAAAATACGTTTCATCGCTTCTGCTGCAGCATTTGGATATATTAGTGCATTTGGGTCTGGGAAGGTTTCCGCAAGAGATGGAAAGTAGTTTGTGACCTCAGAAGCTTTTATGGTCTCCCCAGGTTCAAACGCCCCAGTAAAGTATGCAAACCTGTTCAACGCGGCTTCTGCAATATTGTTAGCCTCGGCGTCTCTTCTTTGTTCAAGCTTTTGCGCTGCTGCAGAAAATCTAGAGGCTACCTTTAAAGCATCGTCAAGAACATCAATAGCCACGTCCTTTGGCAGGTTCTGCAGGGTGTACAACGGGTAAGCTCCACCTGGCAGATTAGCGGCCTTTTCTGGATCAATCGGGCCTTCTTCCATTTGTTCAAGCGCATCCATCAAGCTAAGTGCTGCGTTAGGGCTCCCCCCAATATACGCTCCTACAACATTTTCGGCTATCTTCTTTTGCATCTTTGTATTGCCAAGCTTTACAATGTTTGGATTAGCCATTCCTGATTTAACAAGCCGCCCTTGATCTACAGTTAGGCCCAGAACTTTTTCGTCGTATTCTTCAATGCTGGCACCTGGTGAAGACAGATCCGCAACAATTCCATTCTGGCGGCTAGCCAACGCGGCTTGGTTGGCGGCATCTATTTTTCTGTCAAGCGTTCCGCGCAGCTTTAAGCGCTCGTTCAATTCCATTTGACCAAAGCGTTCTTCAAAAGCCTTTCGGGTAAACCGATTAGGGCCGAGAGCATCAAGCACTTTATTTCTGATGCTTTCACTTTGTTGTGACCAGAGCGGGTTGTCGCCGTCCAGAACGTTATAAAGCTTGCCTGACTTTAAAAGATCCCTAGAGGACATAGCCAGACCTTCAGTAGCAGCTAGAAGCCCCTCGTTTAGCTTTGTTTCTTCTGCTACCTTGTAACGCATAGAGGCGTATGCCCCTACTTGGTTTATAGCCTCTGAAACCACCTTGCCCTTTTGCAGTTCCGCTTGGGCTAGAATATCACCACGCATACGCGCGCCAATGCTTCGTCCAGGCGCCTCACTCGTTGCAGTGGCCTGGCTGCGATATACAGGTATTCTCATTAGATAATTCCCATTTCGTAGCTCATCTTGGCAGCAGAACCAAGGCTGTTAATTAGACTGCCTGTCCCTTGCGCCCTTAGACCTGCCGCCTGGGCGCCGCCTTGCATTCGCGCAAGTTCTGCGTTTAGCTCGGCTTCTTCTTGCGCATCGTTGATCTGCATATTGGTCACGGCGTTATTAAAACGCTCCACTTTTTGTGAATACTCAAACTCTCTGGCGTTCTCGCGCAGTACGTCCATTGGCGTCCCACTGCTAAGATCAAACCCACCATAAGCATACCCAGACCGCGCCCCACCTTGGACTTCTGTTTCAAAGGCATCTCTAGCCCTGTCCTGCGCCACAAGGTAGTTTGCGTTGATTATATCTCTCTGCCTGCCAAGCAGATCTATATCGCGCTCAATCAGATCAGCATTAAAATCAGCAGCACGCTGGGCCGCGCCTGCCGCTTTATTTGCAGCGCTCTTTTGCTGCATCCCGCCAAGAATTGTTGCACCTAGCGATAAAAACCCAAATATACTCATTTATCCTGCCTTACAAATCAAACGTGTTCATGCGCGGGAACAGTGCCAGAACGGTAAGTGGAAGCGCTTGCTCTTGCCTTACATACAGTCGGTCATCGTCAAACCCGCCTGGGAACTCTATATTCTTATCACCACTAAATAGTGGGATACCTTCATCCATATCATCGGAGCTGCTTCTGAATGGAATACGATCTGTTTCATTAGAGCTATTGCCGATCTCAGCCCCGACCGTTTCAAAGAACCTAGCAGTTAAGGCGTGGACACGCTTTGGCTTACCTTGGCTTGTGCCATCGCGTGAGCCGCTTTCAATACGCATTGTCTGCATATTGCTGGTGTACCCAAACCCCAGAGCCGCAGTCGTGGCGCTATAGTTTAGGGTCACGCTGCCATTAGAAACAGTAACGTCAGGGTGGGCTGCACCATTTGCAATAACCGTCAGGGTTTCGCCTTCCAAGTGATACAAGCCACTAAGCGTTGTTGTCGCCGTTCCATTGTAAGCCAGGCCGCAGTCCACAAAGAAAGCGCCAGTTGTTACGCTGCCAAAGTCAAACAAATTCATCTTTTCAATATAGCGCTTAGTCACACTGTTGATTGTCCTTTTTACAATCATGTACAGTTCGTCTTCGCCTGTTTCAGTCGGCAATGTCGTAATGCTTTCCACAACAGCCTGACCAGTTCCAAACACGCCGCCAACCACATGCTTGTGCCAGGCAACAATTTGCTCTTCCCTGCGATAACTGAGGCCAAGCAACGTTCCATCAGATCGCAAAGCCCATACTATGCTGTCGGGCTCTTGCTGGTAGGCAAACTGCGTCAGACCACCCTTGGTGATATGTTCTGCTAAAATTGTCATATCAGGCGCGGCGTAAGCGTTTACATCGACATCCCCGGCATACTTAAATTCCCTGACCTTACGATCTCCACGCTGCAGGAATAGCGTTACGTCAGCAACCTGCACTGGCTCTGCATTGCCAGACCCATAATTGCTGTACTTGCGGATCACAGTGGTTGTCGGTGTAATGGGGCCATCACTTGTTGCCGACAGTACAAACTCGCCGCCGCCGGTGCCTATTGTTAAAACGCGCGTTGCCGACAAATAACGTATGTCATCTGATTGGTTGCTGGCGATTGTGTAGATTAAAGCATCATCTGCCGCAGTGCCTGTATCAAAGTTTTGGTAGTCTGCATTCTTACTAAACCAAAGGGTTTGCGGGTTTTCATTTGTATTACCAAACACCAAACGTTGTTCAAAGAAGGTTACAACACTGGGCCTGTTGTTTGCACCAGAAAGCGCTTGCGTTACTGGATTAATTTTCTGCACGCTTGAAAGCGTAAGATCTGCTGTACCGCCAGACGTGTAAGTTGTGAAGCCCGTGCTATCAACAGCCACCCCTGCCAATGTTTTTATTTTAAAGGTGTTCGTTGTGGCGCCAGTAACGATGTAATGGTTACCGTTCAATTGAGTCATCCCACCTACGCTTTGAATGTAAATTACGTCATCATCAAAAAAAGCATGATCATTGCTAGTTATGACGCACTCGGTTTGTTTTGACGCGCCGGTAATTACTTGCTCTACACCGCCGCCAGGATCAAACGTAGTAAACGATGTCGTGTTTACGTTGTCACCAGCCTCATCTGTTAGTGTGAATGTATCGGTGGTAACGTTAGCAACCCTAAAGTTTGCCGCATTGATCTCGATCATGCCTTGGATGTTAGACAACGCAATTTCATCGCCGTTGCTATAGCCGTGCGCTGTAACTGTTAACACTCCAGGGTTGGCCTTCGTAATCGCTGTTATCTTCTTTACCGCTTCAAGTGGGCCTTGGAATATAGGGATGGAGAACTTCCAAGCGTTGTGGTCTGTGCGCGATAGCTTGCGGACATCATAATTTGGATGCACAAGGTACATGGTGTCTGCCGACTGCACAAACCTTATCCCAAAAAGATCTGCCTCTGCATATGGCGTGGCAAGCTCAAATATTTCCGTGGCTGAACCGCCAGACGTGTAGGCAGTAAATGACGTCGTATTTATAGCGTTACCGAATAAATCTGTCAGTGTGAATGTATTGGTGGTTGAGTTTGCAACAAGGTAATTGCGACCGTTCAACTCGGTCATCCCAGAGATGCCTGTAACGAATACCTCATCGCCATTACTTAAAGAGTGCGTTCCACTGGTGATAACACCAGGGCTCGCCTGCGTAATCGCAGTTATTGTCTTAGCAGACGCATCCAGAACCTGCGCACCGTTGCGATACACACGCATGATCTGGTTTCCAAACTCTAAGATGTAAGTATCAGATGCCTTGAATTGAAACGGAAACAAACGTGTTTTTACGTTGCTGCTTTTAACCTCACCCAAAAACTCTGTACCCGGCCTACGTGTAACCCCACCAGAGGGGATGACGATCATGTTAGTTAGATCTGCTAAACCCTCCTTGTACTTTTCAATGTTTATGCGGCCCTCAAACTTTGGGCTGATCTCACCCGCCGTAAAAGAGCTAAATGCTGGGGCAGAGCGAACCATCAGAAGCGTGCCTCAATGAAGTCACTAGCCTCAATTTTTTGCGGTGCGCCTTCTGTGCTGTCTACAAAGCGCGCCTCTTTCAATTTGCTTTCGTACAAAGACGCCATTAATTGGATCATATTCGTAGAGCCCGTGACAGCATATGCTATTTCTTGTGCTATCCTAGCTGAGAGTGTGTCAGTTAGTGTCGCGTCATACTCTGCGGCATCTGCAATCTGACCTATATACTTAATTTTTGCGGTGCCTTCATCTGTTAAAAGCTTTCTGCCCTCAATAACAAAAACTGGCCCACCGCGTGAATTGGTCATGTTGTCCTGCGGATAACCCATTGAGCCGTTATTGAACTCTAAGACACGCAGGCAAAGAGGATCTGTGGGCAACTGAAAAGAATTTGCATAGCCGTAGGCTGGAGCCAAAGTGTCTTTTGCTAGCTCTGCCCGGCGTATTAAACAGTTCCAAGGGTGCGACCTAAACACTGCATCCCGTGCGCTGTTATATCGTTGGTTAACAATGCGCGCTGCTTTGCTATCTTCAGTCAAACTGATGATGTTAGAAGCGCCGATCATGTTAAGTGCATTGTTGGCAATATCAATTACGCTAGACATTAAGCATCTCCATATAAAAAGAGTGGGGCGGTCACCCGCCCCACGCTGTAGGCCTTAGTCAACCACGTACTTGATGGTCACTTCAATGGTTCCAGTACCAGCGCCACCGCCCATTGTGGCAGTAACAATCATACCGTCTTCATTGGTGTCTGTCACTGTGCCGGAGCCCAAAGCCAGCGTTGCCAAGATGTCCACTTTCTGGGCACCAGTTGACGCAGCAGCAGCTTTGTAAGCAGCAGGCGCAGCAGAAACAGCAGTGCCAGCAGAATTGGTATGCGCAGCATAACCAACCGACAAAGTGGTGCCGCTACCCAGCGCATCATGCGCTAGTGAGCCTTCAAGCAAACGTGCCCCATCAGGCAGTACAAACATCTCAATGACATCGCCAGATGCCAAAGATGATGCCTCGTACACACCATGTGCTACGCGGATGCGACCGCCCAGAACATTTGATGGGTTTTTGACAACAGGATCTGCAGTCGCGTTAGTCTGTTGTACAGAATAAACAGTAGCCATATCCTATTCTCCTTACGCTTCAGAACACAACACTTCGACCACTTTTGCTTCTTCCATGCGTGTAGCACCCACGGATTGGCAATAGTAGACTTGTGTCGCGTATGATTTATCAGCGCGCTCATCAATGCGTGCAGTTGGCTCTTTGCCGATTGCAACCTTGATACCATCGCTAGCGAAAGCAATCACGCGGCGATAGCTGGATGCGTCAACACCCAAGCGGTTTGAAGTGATGAATGTGAAACCAACAAACTGATTAAGCTCGCCTTGGGCTAAAGCTTTTACAGTGTTGAAGTCACTCGATGTTACAGTGGTGTCACCCAACAGATCGGAAATCTGCTTGGGAGCTACAACAATGTAACGTGGGATTGATGGGTCAACATTACCGGCATCCAAGATTTCCTTGGCTTCCAGCAGCTTTGCCAGCGTCAAACCAGCGGCAGGAGAACCCACAGCGATTTGGTTGTTGCTGTCAAAAGCAGTAGTTGTTGAACCGTCTTTACCAGTCTTTGCATTACCAAGGGCTGCAGTGATGATCACGTCATCCATTGCGCGGCCCATAGCTGCAGCAGCAGCACGGCTATATGTCGAAGTCGGGTCTACCAACAAGCGAACTTTGTCCTGATCGTCGATCAGATCCGCGTATTCATAGTCAGACATCGTCACCATACGGCGACTGTGAGGGGTATCGATCAGCGGTGTATCCGCATGCCGAGTAGTTCTCAGAACAGCAGCAGCGCTACCGACCTGATCAAAAAAGGCTTTTTCGCCGTTTACAGTTTCCACATCAACTGCGGGACGCAGCAGTGAACCCATCTGCTGTGATAGCATTTGGATGTTCGCGGAGAACTGATTGACAAAAGCCGTAGTGATTTGTGAAGACATTGTTTCCACTTTCTACAGTTTAGGTTTCAGATTGCTGCGCATAGTTATCCCATAAAGGGGCCAATGCTTACTGCTTGGGCAGTCACTCCACCTGACACACAGGTATGATGCGTGGGTCTTGCGGTTATCCACTATAAATACTCCCTGAGAGTTAGAACCTGTTGAACATAGCTCTCATGCTCTGGGTGCATTTTATCCCAATATGGCCCACCACGTCCAGTCATCTCAGCAATTTGCCGTGATGCTTCGTCAGGGGTCATAATCATTTCTGTCGGCGCGCCCTCTAGGCTATCCTCACCGATCTGCTCAGCCAGGCCAGCAAACATCTTAACAATCTGCGGGTGATCTCCCAGCATGCGACCGTCTGCTAGCGTGATTTCATCAAAGATCTCAGTGCCACCCAACAGCGTATGCGCTGCCTTCTGTGCCAAATCAACCTTCTGCTCAAAAGCTTTCCCAAACTCCTGGCGCAGTTCTTGTTCGCCTTGGTATCTCAGATCCTCTGCGGTTCCCTCAAACGTAGATTTGGCGCCTGTAATAGTTTCCTCAAAGTACTGAGCAATGCGCTGTGCTTGCGTATTGTTCAGACCAGCGTCTAATGCCGCAGCCTTTAGACTACCTATGTCACTGTCACTAAAATCTGACCCGTCAAACTTAATGTCATATGCATCGGCCTCATCTGGCGCACCCAGCTTTTGATACACTGATCGCCACTCATCAGGCGTAGCGCTCTTGCCAGGTAACGGCACCTTATCCGCTCCGATCATGCGCTGTGCGTGTACATAGCTTTTGGCTAAAGACGCAGGGTCAGTAAAATTTCTTAATGACGGCTCCGCGCGTAAATCCTCTGGTAAGCTTTCCAGAAAGTTAGCCGGTGCCGCCTCTGCGACTTCTTGAGATCCAGTGTCTTGGATTGCCTCTTCGCTCATTGTGGTTCCTTCTCATCGGACAGCATTCGGGTGATGAGCAACACAGTTGCGCGCTGTCCTTCGTTAAATGCAGATTGATATGGATCACCCGAAAATGTGGTTGTCTCAAAGCTAAACCGCTTTTTAAGATCACTTAATACCTGTTCACCGTCATCTGTATTAAACGTGCGACGATACGCTAGCTTTAATTCTTCTACCTTATTCATTGACTAAGCGCCTTTACTAACGGCGCGACCTGTTGCGCTTGCTGCGCTTCCATCATGTCTTGCTCTTGGCTTGCCATCACCTGCGCTTGCTCTTCTTGCTCTCGACGCAGTTGTGCAATTTCATCTTTACTGCGGACAACGCGCGCCGGCATGCCAGTAACCTCAACAAGATATTGAACAAGCTTGTCAGGATCTAAGTAATCTTGAACTGGAGCTATTTCTCCAACTTGCGTTAACACCTCAAACCCGCGCAACATTCCCTGCAGGTCTGTCATTTTCTGGGCCTTCGCCAGAGGAGATACATATTCGATCTCAATGTCCTGACCTTGTAAGAACTCAGGGGCAGGGGGGAGAAGCCCTTCCCTGAGTAACAACGCAAAAGATCTCGAGATAAGTGGGCGAAGAAGCTCTGCTTGCAGACGACCCAACACCGGCCCAAGAAGCCGCATCTTTTCCTCATTGCGTTGTAACACTTCAGTCGCTGTCATTGACGGGCCACCGCCAAGCAACAACTGATCAACATAAAACGCCTGCCTAATTGCATTGCGTCGTTGTTCTTCCATATTCAGACCCAGCGGATTGTTTGCGCCGATTTGCAAAGGCTCTAGCCTGTCTCTTGTGCCAGATCTGTAAAAGTTTAATGAGCCTGGCGTTGTTCTTACCGGCAGCATGAACCCATCGTCTGGAACCATAAGTGGCGGATCTATCTGCTTTTGTGCGGCCCTGATCGTCACCTCAGACATTTTGTTAACCATCTTAACGTCTGGCAACGCAGTCATCGCCGGTGATCGTCCATAGCTGCTAACGCTATCTTTATTAAAGCGAGGCACCATAAACGGGAAATCATCAAAGCCACCTTCGCTTAGTATCTGTTTACTAGCTAGGTGGTAATACACAGACGCTACCGGCTTACTTTTCGCCATCTTTCCTTTTGCTTCAGCGCGCGGGAAAACAGCGTGTATGATTTCGTGTTCTTTAAACGGGTCATTCTTTTGATCTGCAAGAACAGCGCGCGGCGAGTTTTCCTCGCCAAAGCGCATAACAATTGCACGCGCCGTTAGCTTAAATTTACGGTAGACCGTATCAACGCGGCCTTCAGCATCCTCAGAGATCATTATCTCCGCTATGTGCCGAGAACTAAACCGCAAGCCATCCCTGTCGCCTTCCACATAGAATGCAGCAGTTCCAAAAACTACTAAGTCATAATACAGTTCATGGATCTCTTGTTGAAAGTTAGACCTGTTAAATGCCTGGTACATCTGATCCAAGCTAGCCTCTAGCCACTCGTTAGCCTCATCATTGCCCTGCAACTCCTGACCACTAAAGCGCATGGAGAACCAAGGCGTGCTAGGCCCAGTGAGCATTCCATGTAAGCTTGACGCTAGCAACTCTACCGCATGGATGGCGGTGCCGTCATAGATCAGCTCTGTGCGCTTGTCGCCCTGCGTGCGCTTCTTTGTGATGTCAGCCTTACGTGGGAGCATATAATCCGCTAGCTGCTGCCAGTGGTTCTCCCAGTTCGACCGTTGAGACTGTAGCGTTTTATATCGACGCTCTAGCTGTGTAACTATCGGAGACACTTGTGCCATTACATAATCCCAATGCTGTTAAGCATACTTTTCTTTTTCTTAACGCCCTCTAACGCACCACCTTTCGTGCGCCCCGCCATGCGCTGCTGTAGGCGTTCAAGTGGGTCAATTGTCGCCGCCGCCATGCCTTGTGCTGGTTGCGAAGAAATTTTACCCATCATCCCCGCAATATTCTGCGGTTGTTTTTTTATCATCATTGGATCAAGCCCATTAGGGAACGTTTAGGGCGTACCGCAGGGTCAGCAAGTAGGCCTTGCGGCCCTGTCATTATAGTGCTCTTGCGACCCTTTTTCCCAGACTTTGCCGCGTCTGCCTCGGCTTGGCCCGACACGCCACTGCCTTTTAGTGGCTCTCCAGCGCCAGGCACGGCAACATCAGACGCACCGTCGGCAGTATCAGCGTCGTCCTCTTCTTTTGGCCTTGTGCCTTTTTTAATTTCTTCTGGCGTCGGAGCATTGCCTTCAAATTCTGCTTGGTTTGCTGCAGATCTTTCCATTGATGCGGCTGTTCTTGCGTCATAGCCTGCTGGCTTATCCTTGCTTAAACCTAAACCGTAGGAAATGTCACCCTTGGCTCTAGATAAGCCAGACGTTATGTCACTGCGCAAGTCTGCCATTTCGTCGCTAAAGCTCTGTCCGCTACCAAAAAAATTACCGCCTGTCTCTGCGGAGCCCTTGTCGCCCTTGTCACCAAGGCCGAGGCCTCTTCCGCCAAACATACCTGCCGCTGCCATTGCGCCTATCAAACCAGCTATCATGTTATATTCCTATGCTGCAAAAGGGTCATACTCCATGACCGCCTGTCTCTGCGGGGCCCTAGACCTATCCCGCGTTTCCCTTAACCCGACCGCAAAATACCTAAAGGCATCTGCCGCGTGGCTACTCCAATCATGCACTGGCGAAGCCCTAAAGCTCCGCGTTCTTTCATTATACGCCCGATGGTACTGGCGCAGCGCCTCAAGACCATCTTTGCACTTTTCACGATCAAACCACAGCCGAGGTATCAACATCTGCGCGGCGTGTATACCGTCTTCCACAGGCAACTTAGGAACGACACGGAAGTTTAACCCTAAATCCCAAGCAACCTCTCTACGGCTCTTGCCAGACCCAAGCTCACGCACTTCAATATCGTGCGGGGCATTGTGATCCCCGTACAAATATTTTTTGCTAGAGAGAACCTGGCAGTAATGCGGCAACCCCTCGTTTCTGTTTTCATAGAAGTCGATCACATGAACCGCGCGCCCTACGTTCTGCGTAAACCAAACCGCAGTGCTATCACCAATACCCAGATCCCACCACGTATCCACACGCATAGAAGGATCATAAGGCACATTCGTTATACGACCTGACGCCGTTATCTCTTCCAAGTCCTTGCCATAGATCGCGCCTGGAACGTTTGCATTCCAGCTACACTCAAACTCTTGAGCATACTGGTCAACGCTCATCATGTTCTGCGCAGCAGCCAGTTCCTCATCGTCCAGCAACCCAGTCTCTGAAGCTTTATAAATCGCAGTTAACCAATCCTCATTAGCCGCAGACTGCTCATAAAGCTCGTAGAACGCGTTGTGGCCCTTTGGGGTGCCAACAAACACGCCCCATCCCTTACGGTCACTCAGAGCCGGTCTGATGACCTCTGGGAACACATTCTCAGGCATCTGTGCAACCTCGTCCATCACACAGCCGTCCAAGTAGATCCCACGAAGGCTGTCAGGGTTCTCAGCACCCAGCAAAGAAATCCTGCCTCCAGTAGGCAAATCACAACGCAGTTCCGTCTCGTGAAACTTCACGCCAGGGATCTTACCAGCAAACTGCTTTAGATAATCCCAAGCAACGTTCTTAGCTTGCCTGTACGTCGGCGCCATGTACGCATAACGCGGCGAGGACTTCGGGTTCATAATCGCATCCCTAAGAATGTGATTAATCGCCCACACAGTCTTGCCAAAGCGACGATGACAAACAACAACACCCCAACGCTTCATCTGCATCTCATCGTGAAGCTTCCTTTGTAGCTCCCTCGGTTGGTATGGTATCTCTATTCTCAATGCTCAGTCTCTCCACGCCGGAACGTCACCACCCCAGTACGCTCTAACATCTGCTCGTACAAGTCAATCAGCAGCAACTGCGCCTCTTCGCGGCTGTCGTCGTTCGCATCGTGCGCAGCGGCCCTCAGTAGCTTTAGGTGGGCAAAGAATGCTTGTGTAGTAGGATCCATGTCAGTGTGTGTGTGAGACACCCCAGTGTATGTATATTACGTGTATAGCACCGGCGGGTGGATTGGCGGGGGGTAGGGGTCTGCGGATCTGTACATTTAACATAATAGCTATTATGCGCCTTACGGTTCTAGCAAAATCAATGACTTAGCAAATGGCCTCTCAGATCCAGACCGCAAACCACAACATGTAGTATCTCAAACTCTGCCGGCGGGGTGCCCGGTTCTCGCGCGTACCTCGGTCACTGACTGTGCCTTATATACACACAAATCCCCCACTTATCTGCTCATCAACGATCTCTTTGTTGCACCGCCTTTGCTGCTTCTATCCTTGGCAAACCCTGTTGCTTCTGGCTCTCCTTTGAACCGTGGAAACCTTTTGCCTGTGTCCTCTTCGTAACGCCTAGCTATTCCTGCTGCTGTCTCTTCATCAAGCACCATGTGTTCACCGTCTTGGTTGAACCACACTGACGGTACTGCCCACCATTGATTGTCTGGTGATGGCGTTGTGACTAGCCGCTCTGTCATTTGCCTTCCGTCTTCTAGCTGCACTGGCTTGTGCTTAGCTGGATCAAACGGTATTGGGCCATTCCAATCTGGCATTAGTGCTTCACCACCTGCTGCACTGCTTGTGCCTCAACAACCACGCTGTCCTCGTCGTGAGCGTTCACCGCTATGTCACCACCTGCCCAAGAGATTGTGATGGCCTGCTGCTGCGGCGCCTCTTCTTTTTTGTCACGTACACCCCAGGGCTGGTTCCTACCTAGCGTCCACTTAAGCGTGTCTATCTCTAGCCTACGTCTCTGAACTTCTGCATTCGCTAACCTGTTGTCCTCAAATTGTGGCAACGGCGACAATGCTAGCTGGTTAATATGATCTGTGTAGTACTCGGCCTGCATTACTCTGCCCTGCCTGTACATCTCCCACATGTCATCATCACGCACGGCAGCCCGTGTGATAGTCCGATAGCTTGGCATGTCCTTGTCCCTCACGATCTGCACCAGCGTTTCACCCTGGGCTAACCTGTCCACGACCTTTTGCATCACAGCCTTGCTGACCTTGCTTTTATCTTTACTCATAGCTCTTTCCAAAAAAAGCCCCTGCCCGGGCTCAGACCCAAGACAGAGGCAGTTACCTACATTACAGGAGGATCAAGTAGGTTAAGGAGTACAACGTACAATCGGGCGAAAGGCTGCCGATTATACCTAAAGGTTACTACTTTTCAGTACACTGGGCAAGAACAATTTGTTTTTACTTGCTTTGTGACAGCAGCTGTCATACCTATGCTTTAGCTATTGAGGAGATAAAGCTATGAACAAACTACACAAACTGCGTGCGATCGTGCGTGATATGGAAAACGACTTAGGAATATGGGCAGACATCATCGGCTGTGTTTGCCTGTTTGGACTGATCTTTGGTTTACTGGTGCTGGTGTAACAATGCTATTCAAACGCGAACCCGCCCAGAAACCGCAAAGAATAAATCCACACATAGTGCCTGCAGTTATGATCCAGGATGCAGCGGCAGTGTTGCCATCGCAAAAGCTTTGTAACACAGTGCTCGTAGCTATTGCAGACAACCCCAGCGTGAAGCCAGAGCACATAGAAGCGTTGTCCAATTCGCTTGGTAGACTAGCACACGACCGCAGCAGATAACCGTAAATACACCTGACACTTCCTGAGAGGCTCCATACGCGGAGCCTTTCGCTTTTTATAGCCCAACATACCTAAGAATACTTACGCACGTTTAGATGCTCCCTGCGAGCCTCTGCGCGCATCGGGTCTATAATCCAAGTCAGCCTGACCAGTGCTGCATTGTAATCTGCTTTCGCAGAATGCCGAGATATACTCAGCATCTTGCCAATCTTTGTCCACTTTGGCCCTCGCGCTGCATTCACCGCGCTGTGTGCCGCAGCCCAAACAATGCGCCTGTCGTACTCTGGCATCTTCAAGCCTAGATCAATTGCTAAATCTAGCCTATCAATCTCAGCGGCTGTTGGCGGTATCCGAATAGGCCCAGCGCTTTCCCAGCCATAGGCCTGCCAAGACTGCGCATAATCAGGCCAGCTAGCCATCTTCTGCTTGCGAATAGGACGTGGCAATTTACGCTCAGTGCCTGCCGCCTCCATAAACAATTCGTCAAAATCTAACACAGTCCACTTCGCGAGCTCTTCAATATTCCTTATCTGCATTTATACGCTCCTCAACGATATGACAAAACTGCGCCTGATCCATTGGCTCCATCGAATACACAGAAGTTACTATCGATATGTATCTGTCAGCGCTCATAGTTGGCTTGATCTTACGCAGCACTTTGCTCAGACGATGACCAAGCGGATCTGAGATGCTCGCCGCCTTACCTGCCTTGTATGCCGGTGACATTTTAGTAAGCGCCGACAGTACTACACTGCCTGCGCTTACACTGTAATCACTTACACTGTTATTTATAGTTAAGTAATCTTCAGTGTATACACTGTTATTAGCACTGTATGTACTAGCACTGTAATCACTTACAGTGTAATTACTATCTCGGTCTGACGACCTCGCGTTAGCGTACTTTCTTATTGGCATTTGTAAACCCCCATATTAAGCATTATTTTCTGCCCGCTAAATCTGCATAAAGATAGGCGTAATTTACTAAGTCAACCACGTTATCTTCATCAGGTCTCCCGTAAATCTCTCTGCAGATCTTCATGTCTGCCAGCATCAGGCACGTCTGCTCGGCTGTTAACTTTACTCCAACTATCTGGCTCCAGCGCTCGGCCAGCCCATCATAAAGCTTCTCTGCGGGCCCGCGCGACTGCGCCCTGCCCTTCAAAACTGCTGCGCTCTTTTGCTGCAAGCTTTCTATAGTGTTCATCAATAAAATCCCTACATTCTTGTTTACTTGAACAGATCAACTCACCACTGAGCAAAATGATCCAACCCCCCAGATTAAGGTCATGCAAGAACCCGCAGGCCTTGCATGCCACTGGCCTACTCTTCTTCTTCGCCATCGTCAGGAATATACCCGTAACCGCCGCAATCTTCGCAGGTAATAATGATCTCTTCGATGTAACCACCGTTCACATAGTCAACCACTGGCTTGTCTGCAGGGTGCTCGCCCTGCCCCATGCAGATGGTGCATTCGATTGCAGGCTCCTCCCACTTGCGCCCGTCAGTTGCAGTGAAAACAAAAACACGTCGGCCTCCAACATTCTCAAGCCGCATGCGAACAGACCTCCCAAAGAATGCAGGCCTTACCCCACTCGCTCTTTCCGCGACGGCCGCTGTCATCAATCTTGCCGGCCTTGCGGAGCTCGGAGATGCGGGGCTGTATGCTGCCATATGGACGCTTCAGTGTGGACGCTATTTGCTCACTGCTCAGTGGCAATGAAGATGATTGCAGCAAGTTGTATACTTGATCGCGCAGCGTTAACTTTTGTGCTGCGCCAGACATTGCAGCAGCCTTGCTGGTGTCTGTCTTTTGATAACCAATCCCCTGGTCAGTATATCCCATTTTACTTCTCCTTTTTTGTTTTTATCCATCCGAGCCAATCCAAGAATGCCTCATAGGTTTCTAACGGCAGCACAACCAACGTGCGCTCCCGATCCCTTCGAACAAACAGCATGTCGCTGTCGTCCTGATCAAGCGCATCATATAAATCTTTATACGCTCTAGCTCTGCGTTTGCATTCAGCAGTCAGCCCAAGTGATGGGCCAAGCTTTATGTCGCTCGCATAGTTTCCCTTCATTGCACCTGACAACGGGACACGCTCGGCATCAACGCCGCGCTCCCTGTGCCAGTTTACAATCTCGCGCTCATAAGCAGCGCCTTTATCTCTGCTAGCCTTACCGCCCATGTGCCTAGTCCCTGTAAAAATCATTAGGTTTTACCTCGCCCAAACTAGCGAGCTCTATCAGCCGCATAAACTTCGGCGCCGGGATCATACGATCCTTGTGACTGGATGGTAGGCACCAACGTCTCGCAACAGTAGCATGTGACGCGCCGACCTTCTTTGCGAGCTTGGCATATGAATAGCCTTGCTTTAGTCTCCACTGCTCAATCGTCATATTATGTCCTTGAATAATTTGTTCTCAGGTTATACGCTGTGACAGTATCAGTCAACACAGGGAGATTTAAGTGGGACTAAAAGTATCTACAGAATTTGCAGATCGATTTAATTATCGCTGGCATTCCAACCCAAGTACCCCAGATGCTTGGACTTTTTTTGACAAGGGCGTGCAGCGAGTGCAGAGAGACAAAGCCTTCAAGATCCTGCGAGGCGAGACAGAAGGTGACAAATCATGGGCTGAAGGCATCTTAGAACAAGGCGCGCACTACAAAGACGTAACAGGATCGACGCAGTTTACCGATAACCCAAACATGGTTAGCGGACGTGCGGTGCAGCAGTATGCCGACCGCCTGCTTGTTGATGAAGTGACACCCTCGGACGCTTATGCAGATGCAGTCAATATGCTGCACGGCTTTCAGGGTGGGCAGTGGAGAGACACAGAAAAAGACGCTCGGATCATAGAGAACAGAGAGCGCATCTACTATACTGATGAAGGCAAGCGCAGCAAGGAGCCTACGCACAATGAGTTTGGCTTGGTCTGTGAGAATGCTGCGGCTGGTGTACGCGAGGCGCTTCAAGGCGCCAATAGAATTACAGGTGAAATAGAATTGTTTGGCCCTCTGCCGGGTTGTGATCTGCCGTACTTTGGCAAGCCTGACTATGGTGATGGACGTTGTGAATTGAAAACACAGTGGGATCAGGCGGCTGATACAGACAGCCCTCGCGCAAACTCTTTGCCAAAGAAGATCAAAGCCCCGCACATGATGCAAATTGCCGGCTATTGGTATCTGTCAGGCATCGTGCCTCGAATAGTTTACGCAAACAGGCTGGGCTACATCGTGCATGAGCCCACAGAGGAAGAGCTAGACCGCGCGCTGGGCGACATAGCCTCTGCCTGCCGGCGACGTGAAAAGCTTATGAAGGTTGCGGATGACATACAGGATCTGCTGCGCCTGACCGATCCGCATTTCGCTGACAGCTTTGTGTGGCGTGATGTACACCCGCAAGTATTAATTGAAGCTAAAAAAATGTTTGGAGTATTGTAATGACAAATTTAATAGACGCAATGAAACAGGTGAACGACCTAAACAAAAGTCATGGCGTACAGCAACGGGGTGGCAAGCAGTATACAGAGGTCAGCCTGCGAGTTGAAACATTCCGCAAGACGTTTGGCTTAGATTTTGGCATCAACACAGAGATACTTGTGGATGACGGTACGCGCGTAGTGGTAAAAGCTACTGTGGTTAACCAGCAAGGCAGCGTTATTGGGAGTGGAATGGCAGAAGAAATACGCGGACAGGGCAATGTGAATAAAACATCTGCATTGGAGAACGGTGAAACTTCTGCGATAGGCCGAGCGCTTGCGAGCTTGGGCTTGCATGGCGGCAGTTACGCTTCGCTAAACGAGATAGATGCAGTGCAAAGAAAGACGCAGGCAATGGCATCGCAGCCGGCAGCGGCACCGCAGTCACAACAAGTTAAATCAGGCAATGACCGTGACCAAGCCGTGGCCTGGTGCAAGGATCTAGTGTCGAAATACAATGCGGCACAGACAATGCGGGAGCTCCATGAGATCGACCGCAACACAACCGACGCAGACTTGGGTGCTTTGAAAGAAGATTACCCAGATCTGCACAAATTGCTCTTAGAGCGTTACACTCAGAAGGAGAAAACCTTTGTCAAATAAACCAGAGCTCGGCGTTAAGAGCCTTAATATAGATGGCTTTATGCAGAACGGCGTACCAGTAGATATGCGCGCGTCTGCCTGGCTGAATGTACCAAAGGGGATGGATCAAAACCCCGCCGCAACGCAGGCGCTAAACCAAGTGCGTCAGCTAATGCTTGACCACGGCATATCTGTACGCGTCCAGATGCAACATCGTGCTGGGGAAGATCCCAAAATGTGGCCTAGGATTGCAAGCTTTCCTTTGTTTCCAAATAAGCCGCAACCCCCAGCGGCCTCTTATCAATCAGCACCGGCAGGAAATCAAGAGTTAGATGATGAAATACCATTCTGATATTTTAGAACTAATGAAGGCAGACGCGCGGCTATGTAATGAGGCTGCGCGTCAAGCCCAAGGCATTAGAGGTTTAGAAGGTATGCAGACAGCCGGGCCATTACAATTAACAGAAGGCGAACCGGCAACAGGCTTTCGCTCAACGCCTTTATCTGAACAAGAGAAAAAGGATATAATCCATTACATAAAAAAGGGCTGGAGTACTAAGTCGATAGCTGTTTTTGTAGGCGTCAGTAAAGCTACTGTCAGCAGATATAGAAACAATCTAAAATAATTTGCGTCTGGCTCTTGATTGTGAGGGCCAGATGCCCTAACGTAGTGTGCATAGGGCAATGAAGCCCACTAA